GTGCTCGTCGGCATGGAGCAGTCTGGCTTCCTGAACGTCACCGCCACGCTGCTCTTCGGCGCTGCTGTCGGTCGCTCGACCTCCCTCGTCCGCCTCAAGACCGCCTAATAGCGGCCAAGGCTACGAACTTAGGGGCTCAGAAATGGGCCCCTTTTTTGTGCCTAGTTCCCAAACGGGGCATTGATAGGATGAGCCTCTACGCTGACTTTCTCGCTGACGCTAAAGAGATGATCGCGGACTTCGGCGTGGCCGGGTCGGCCAACTCTGGCGCCATCACCTTTCAGTGCCTTATCTCCGACCCCGCCGTGATGACCGTCCTCGAAGCAGGTGGGTATATGGAGCGGACCCAGTACTCGGTCAGGATGCCCGCTGTAACGGCCTCCTGGACCCTGCCAGACGGGTCTAATGGGTCATCGGCGGCCCTACTGTCGGCAGGCGTCCCCATCGCCAGCCTAGGCCAAGGCAAGAAAATCGTCGCAGGCGGTAAGACCGTCCGCATCACGACCCAGACGCACAAGCCCGGGTCGGCATGGATCACGCTCGTCGTCATTGACGATAACCAGTAAAGCCGTGGTGACGGTTAGCATCCCGCCTAAGTCGCTGTCCGAGTTCAACGCGCAGCTGACAAGGGTAGCCAAGGAAATTGGCATGGATGCTCAGAGCATGGTGGCAAAACAGGCCATGCTTATCTGCGAAGACATGGCGAACTTTACGCCTGGTATGCCCAAGGGTGGCGGGCAAGGCATCACCAAATTAGGCAAGGCCGCCGGAGAAGGCGCCGTAGCTGGGGACATCCGTAAAATCTTTATCGCAGTAGGCGACCGTAACGTCAGCACGCAGAAGGCCATTATCTTTCAGAACCTAGCCTACGCAACCCAGACCAACAACCAAGCGCTCTTCGATAAGATTATTAAGCGCTCTCGCATCGAGACTCTCCGCATCTCGCCGATCATGACGAAAATCCTGAACGACCAGAACTATGACCGGGCGTTCCTGAAGGCTAAGAACTACCTCGCCCGCGTCCCTGTTTCGCAGAATGAGTACGGCGTCGAGTATGCTAAAGACCTGCGCTCGCACCACAACCGCGTTAAAGCCAAGTTCGGTGGCCGCATCGGCCGGGACCAGCGTATCGGCGAACCGCGTCTCCTGGTTGAGTCTAAGCAGGACCTTGATAATTACATCAAGGAACGTCAAGCCGCCGTCGGTCGCACCAAGGCTGGATGGCTCCGTGCGCTGAACATGATCCCAAAGCCCCTCCGTGCCAATGTCGCCAGCGGTCGTTTTGGTGCTGACTTGCGAAACGCCGGATGGATTGCCCGCCACGGTGGACAGGGTCAGGCCACTAGTTCTTACACTGACAAGAACGCACAGGTAAGCATCCAGAACTTTATTGGCAACGTGAACTCTATTGCTGAAGTTGCTCGAACTATGCCGACGGCTCTGGGCAACCGCGTCAAGCTAATGGAGGCTGACTTAAATAACTTCATCGCCCGCACCAAGCGGCAGATGCGACTCTGATTACTTGTCCCCGCGCACTCGGACAAACACCGGGTGACGCAGGGAGCCTTGTGGGGTCTTCATCTGAAAGTCTACCTCGGCGGTCTGGCCGATGAGCTGAGAGCGGTCGGCAAGCAGGGCGGAGCGAGTGGCGTTGTCCATGCCGGTGCCGACGCTGACTAGGCGACGCCCGCAGCGCACGACGATGTGGCCTGCCATCCCAGCGCACTTACCCGTGCCCTCGACCACGTCTACAATCTCGGCGTCAGTGGTGTCGGCGTCCTTGACCTTGAGCCAAGCCCTGGAGCGGATGCCGTGGGCGTAGGGGGCGGCGGTGTCCTTGACCATTGCACCCTCGAAGCCCTCGGAGGTAAAGCGGACAAAGGCTTCCTCTGGGGTGCAGGAGACGCTCGGGATGAGCAAGAGGGAGGTCGGGTAGGACTTGGCGAACAAAGCCTCCAGCGAGGCACGGCGGGTGCTGTAATCGCCATCCAGCGAGGGCAGGTCAAACAGCCAGACGCGGGCATCGTCGGCAGAGCGGTCAGAGCGGAGGGCACCGACCGACGTAAAGAAAGACTTGCCGGACACGGCCTCGCCATCGAGCGACCAGACGCCGTCCTTGCCAGCCAGGAGGTCAAGCACCTCATCGGCCAGATGGTCGAGGGATGGCATCGGGTTGCCGTTGCGGGTCTCAAAGCGGACGGTGCGGGTGGACAGGTCCGCAGTGATCAGGACGCGCAGGCCGTCGACCTTGGGCTCGCAGACATAGGAAGCGGGCGTCTCGCCAGCATACAGGCGGGCCAGCATAGCGCCGTGGCGGGCCTTGGGCGTGCGGGCCTTGGGCTGACGCGGAACCGCATCCTCGAACATGGCGAAGAAGGCGGCTAAGACTGGGTCCTGTTGGCAGAGCATCGGTGGAACGACCCGAGTAAGGCACCCCTTGCCCCGTCCGTCAAGCCCCTTTCCCTACCAAAGCGGGCAAAGGAAATGGGCACTAAGAGCATCCGTCACATCGTCGAGTCCACCGTCGCGACTTACCTCTCGACCCAGACAGGGCTGACCACCGTGTCCTTCCTGACCGGGGACAACAACGCTACCCAGACCTTACCCAAGGCCGTGGTCCTTTGCGAAGCCGCCCGGGCACCGTCCGACCTCCCCGAAGGCGAAGGCAACTTCTCCTGCTCGGTCCGCATCACCCTGTTCTCGAACGCCGACGACACGACCCTCGCCGATCACCGCCTGCGCTGCGCTGCCCTGTCCGGCAATATGCGTGACCTGGTCTCCATCAAGGCGGCCTTTACCTCTGGGGGCGACGCGTCCTGCTATGACGTTACCATGCAGTCCGAAGACGAGGGTATCGATGAGCGCTCCTGGGCGACCTCGTTCACGTTCGACCTGCTGGCCGTCTTCCCCGCGTAAGGTTACCAAACCCTGCAATTACAAATGGCCGCCATCTCTAACGGAACCACCTGCCTTTACGGTGTGGCTGGTGTTGTCACCAACCTCTTCGTGCAGTCCTACAGCCTGTCTTCCTCGTTCAACGCGGAAGCCACGGTGGTCGATGAGACTGGCCTGACTAAGACCCACCGCCTAGACGATCGCAAGTCCGAGATTACCATCGAAGGTATCTGCAAGACCTCGACGATGCCAGTCCTCGGCGTTGCTCTCAGCTTCACGCTCAACGCTTTGACCGCCTATCCCTCGGGCTCGGCTTCTGTATCCTTTGTTGGCACGGTAACTTCTGTAAAAGAGACCGGCTCTAACAAGGGCTTTACCCAGGTCTCAGTGACAGCCATCGATTACGAAGGCATCACGCCTGCCTAATTGACTTAGCCCTAAGTGGGCTACACTAGGCGGCATGGACAAACGGTTCCTCGCTGCCTTTATCGACCCGGCTCCCTTTCGGCTGCTGGGTCGTTCCATGTACCCTTGGTGCCTCAAGTACCGGGTGCGACTGATGGCGTTCGACTCCCCGCTGGTCACCGGCTCTCGCGGCGTGACCCCTGCCGACCTTATCTTCGCCTGCCAAGTGTGCGCCGAGGAACCCCTGGGCGAGATTGGCTGGCGCGATCAGCTGCGGATGATGTCCCTGTCCCGCAACCCTGCCAAGTTTGAGGCCATGCTCGAAGCCTTCTCCGGCTACATCTTAGTGCAAGACTGGCCGAAGTTCTGGGAGCAGACGAAGAAGAGCAGCGGAGGAAGTAAGGGCGTACCGTGGCCGCTGTCGATCGTCGCCAACCTTATCACCAACGGCATCGACGAGAAGCGGGCGTGGGAGATGCCGGAGTGCCAAGCCATCTGGCTCAACTCTGCCCTGGCTATCTCTAAGGGTGCGGACGTGGCGATCATGTCGCCCGAAGAAGAAGCCTTCATGGCCGAGGAAGAAGCTAAGGAGGCCGCTTCCAATCCTGCAAAGGAAACCCCCTGACGATGGCCCAAGACCTGACAGTAAACATTAAGACCACCTCCGACGTACCGCAGGCGATGGACCGGGCGAAGAGCGCAACCGTATCTTTCGGCAAGCAGGTCGATGACATTCAAAAGAAGTTTAGCATGGCGTTTAAGGACGTGTTCCTTTCGTTCCTCGGACCCTTGGCTTTGCTTGGCATCGCCATGAATTACATCGGCAAACTCATTGACGACAATCGCAAGAAGCACGAGGACGCCAATCAGGCCGCCATCGCCGGCACCAACGAGCTCATGTCAGCCGAGGACAAGTACTACGCCAACAAACGTAACAATGAAAAGAAGGCTAAGGAAACTGTCGAGGAAGCCAAGACCACGCGAGAAGACGTGACTAAGAGCTTCTTAACAACCGATCCGCGTGGCCGCACAATGCTCTTTGAGTTCGCCGATGAGCAGCGGAAACTTGGCACCAACAAGATTGGCCCTAGTGAAGCCTCTGAGGACAAGGCCATGCAGGACAGGGTGCAGAAACTTATTGCCGAGGACGCCAAGAAAAACCCGCAACTTGGCAGCGCCCTAGAAGCAAAGAAAGACAGCCCCTTCAAAGGCCCCGAAGGCTTCTCCAACGTCGTCGGCGTAGGCGCCAACCCGGTGATGGAAGCCATGAACGCCCAGCTTGAAGAAGCCCAGAAGCAGACCGCGCTGCTTGAGAGAATTGCCAGCCCTGAAGGCGGCGTCCCCAAAGACTTCACCAAAGACTCTAAATAACCATGGCACGCATCGACAACGGCGACGCTCTAACCGTCCCCCTACAACAGCCCGGAGGCAAGTTCTCCGACGATGGCTATGGCCTGGTCACGGCCACAGTCGTCTACAAGTCCGACCAAGGCGCCTCGCTTGGATCGG